TTTTTAACAGATGACAGTTTAATTCCAAAAGCACGTAATAATCTATTAGCAAAATGCTTTTCTATGAAACATGTTACACACTTTCTGTATATTGACGCCGATATTTGTTGGTCTCCTGTTAATATTTTAACACTTCTAATGAGTGATAAATGCATAGTTGGTGGTGTTTATCCTAAAAAAAAAATTAAATGGGAAAAAATTACCAATAAATCAAAACAAATACCTGATTTATTAGAAAAAAATAAACAATTTAAAAGTATTACCGATCAAGAATTCTTACAGTATAATGTTGTTGATTATAATGTCAAATATTTAAACGATAGTATAGAATTAATTAATGGTTTAACAAAAGTAGATTATATTCCTTGTGGTTTCATGATGATAAAACGTTGTGTTATTGAAAAAATGCAACAAGCATTTCCAAATACTAAATATACAGATGAAACCGGGTATCTTAATGAAGAAGAAAATAAATACGCATTCGCATTATTTGACAGTGGTGTTGCTGAAGGTAAATACTATACTGAATATGAAATGTTTTGTGAACGCTGGAAAAAAATGGGCGGTTCTATATGGATAAATATATCTATTAATTTAACTCATATTGGTAATCATTATTTTAAAGGTTCACTTTATTATAGTCTTATATAAATATAAATCCTTCTTCTTTTAATACATTCTTTATTTCTTTCTTATCTAATTTATTATTTACTCTTGATAATAATATATTTTTTATTTTTACATCTAAACAGTCATCTAAATTATATATTTCTTCCAAATTATTTATACTTGGATTATTTGATAAATATTTGGTATTTTTTAATAACCATTCCTTAAAACTAATATCTTCACTTTTTATTTTATACTGATTATACCATTTCATCGTTTCTATAAAATTATTATCATTATTTTTTAAATAATCATTTGTTGATAGAATTAATAACTCCTTCATTATGTTATAGGACATTTGTAATTCATCTAGAATATTTTCATAATTATATATCATTATTGTCTGCTTTAATAAATTCAGATTTCTTAATATTATAGGACATCCATATGTCATCATATCCATGTCGTCACTTAAACAACCATATGCTAATCCTGATATACACATTTTCGCACATATTTCATCTGCTTCACCTGTAGCATCTATATATTTGACACCAAAACAATTCATGATTTCTTTTGCTCTATCTATATGATATTTTCTAATACGAATACATTGTTTTTTTATTGTTTCTAATTGAATTTTCATTTTCACTTTATCGTTATCATCATAATCATCATCATTTATTATATCTTGTAACTCTTTATACGTTTTTTCTGCTGTACTCTTCGCAGTATTACGATCTATTATTGTTTGCCATTTCTCTGGTGGTGGTTTTCCATCAAATACGAATATTAATTTTATATTATAACGCATAAATGTAGTTATCATTAAATATAAACTTTCTACAAAAGTATCCTCGCCTATAAATTTGTATAAATAAATACTCGCATCTACCACTATTGTTTTGTTTTTCATTTGTTTTATATGAATAGTATCTATTGATTTTTTCGTACATTTAGATAATAAATATTTATTTAAATACCGTATACCCATTTTTATGTTTTCAATTATACTTATAATATTATCATCAATCATTATTAATTCAATTTTTCATATACCGATATAATATATACACGATTGATTATATGGAAAAACAATTGTCAAATATTCAATATCTTAATATTAAATCTAATATTACAAAAAAAAATATTACTTTTTTAAATAATTTATTTCGTATTTATGATAATATCGATACCCCTTTCACCATTAAAACAAACAAGGATATTACAAATAATTATATTAATCTTATTCCTAGTCATATTCAAGAATATATTTATAATGTGACTCTTTATGACACAAATATTCAATTCATTTATAATAAAAAGATATTTTCTATTCATATTTTTCAAGAACGAGAACATTTCAAAAATAAACGAATCATTAAAAAAATTGTAAAAACTGTGTCCTTTTTATCCTCCTTTTCAAAACCATATTGTTCCGACTTTTTATCTATTCATATTTTTCTAACCCCATTTAAAAAAAGTTTTACAAATCCTGTTATTGATACAAAGGATATAAACACTGCTTTCACATTTGTATGTAAAAAAAATAATAATATTACCATTTATAGAAAAGAAGAATGGTTTAAAGTATTATTACATGAATGTATTCACTCTTTTGGTATTGATTTTTCATCACTGTATTCACAGCATGCTAGGTTTGATACATTGTTATCAAATATATTTCATATACAAAATAATTATTTTTTATCAGAAGCATATTGTGAAGTATGGGCCACTATTATTAATGTTATTACACTATATAACAAAAATAATGATTTTGATAAATATATCATAAGCAAACTACATAATGAAAGTATATTCTCGTTAATACAATCGTATAAATTCTTAAAATTGCATAATATTCATGTTTCCGATTTTGTGAATAAAAAAACTATTCAATATACTGAAAATACACCTGGGTTCTCATATATTGTTATAAAAAGTGTGTTTATGTATAATTTAAATTCTTTCATTAATATTTGCACGAAATATAATGGATTATCTTTAAAAAATAAAATTACTGAAAACACTATACTTGATTTTATAGAATTAATAAAAACAACCATCAAAAAAGGTTCATATAAAAAAGACATTAATAACATTCGAAACTCTCTCAAAAATAATGAATTAGGAAAAACGTTCAAATTTTCATTATACGGATAAAATATATGATGTTATTTACACCTTCAGGACGTTTAAGTTCACACAAAATATATGCAATTTCTTCCATAAACATAATGACACTAACAATTTGTTAGATAGAGAAACAAGAACGACCATTATGTTTTCAAATTTCGTCTTTCATATCTTCAAGTAAAAACAAGGAAGATGAAAAAGTAAGACCATCGTAGGTGAAATTCCTACTATTGATTTTATGCTTTTTATTTATTTAATGCCTCCCGTAGGGTAAAACGGTGTTTGAAATGTTAAAAGGTGTAAAAGATACAAAAAAATGAAAAAAATTGTTAATATTCTTAAATATTTAAATGTATAAATTATTATGATATTGCCTTTTCTTCATCTCGATTATCTATTATCTCCATTTTTGTCTCCGTTTTTATCGTTTCATAATGTTTCTTTTCTTCAGCAGATAATTGTTTCCATTGTGCTGAAATCTTCTTCGTTATTTCTCCAAATGATATTCCAGGGTTATTATCTATAATTGTTTTTCTTACTGTTTTAGCATATATAATATAAGCATTTGGAATTCGTTTAATATTTGATTTCTTGGTATCTTTTTTGGCGTCTTTTTTGGCATCTTTTTTGGCCTGTTTCGCTGCTTCCTTGGCGTCTTTTTTGGCATCTTTCTTGGCCTGTTTTGCTGCTTCCTTCTCGGCTATCTTGGCCTGTTTCGCCGCTTCCTTGGCGTCTTTCTTGGCCTGTTTTGCTGCTTCCTTCTCGGCTATCTTGGCTTGTTTGGCTGCTTCCTTGGCGTCTTTCTTGGCTTGTTTGGCTGCTTCCTTGGCGTCTTTCTTGGCTTGTTTTGCTGCTTCCTTGGCGTCTTTCTTGGCTTGTTTGGCTGCTTCCTTGGCGTCTTTCTTGGCTTGTTTGGCTGCTTCCTTGGCTTGTTTGATGTCTTCTTTTTTTGATTTTTTTATATTTTTTTTGATATCACGAACCATCTTTGATGCCATTTGTTTTATTATTTTTTTTTCTTCTTTATTTAAAAAGACTTTAACAACCTTGGATTGCTTTTTGGAAACTTTGCGAACTGTTGTGGTATTAGCGCTCATGTTATTGATTTATTGTAAATTATTAATTTGTTATTTAACATCTTACATAGGTATCTAGTCTGTTCAATTTTTTTCATTTTTCATCAAAAAAATTGAAAATCAATAATATTCAAATGATAAAAGCAATAGAAAAAAATGTTGTTAATTTATTAATATAAGTAGTTAGTTAAAATAGTATTTGTTTTTATTGTCTTGTGCTCCTTGCGACATCATCTGTTGTAAGTTGTATATGCAAGAACGATAATATTGGATGTCACTCAAAAGTAATTCCCTTTCATTGTTGATAAAGTCTTCCACTATTTCTCTTTTATCTTTCAAAGCCATTTCCAATTTTTCACAACGATCTACCAATTGTGGGACTGTCATTTCTTCTTTATCGGTAGAAGAACACGGATTGAAATTTTCACGAAACGTGAAATAAGGTGTTCCTCTGTAATTCACATTTTGAAATTCAAGTTGTGTCGTATTTGACATGTTTACTTTATGTTCTCCTTTATGGGTAATTGCTTCCCTTAAAAACTTACCTTCATTATCATCCCAAAATAGGAAATGAATAAATGCTGAACGATGTTCCTCATTCTTTTTACTGCGATATGATTTTACATCGATACGTTCAACCTTTCCGTAATGCATGACTTCTTCCACGAACCACTTTAAATCATCCTTCGTAGTGATTTCACGACCATCCACTAAAACGTTTTCAGGCCACATTTTCAAATAAAGACTATTCCAGTCTCCCTGCTGTAATTTTAGAGGTTTCATATAATACTTCACGCTTGCGTTTGCTGTTGTCATTTTGATATATAGTTTAAATGATATTTAGTTAGGATATCATATAAAGTTATACGGTGTTCAATTTTTACTCTTTTATTCTCTTTTTGAGTCCAATGTTATTGAATTTCTCACCTTCATTATTAAATTATCATTTATACTAGGAGATCCTTTATTATACTGCTGTATACACGCATCGTTTGTATTTTCCAATATTTTTCGCAGTATTTGGTTTTGTGAAAATTTACTCATCAACGCTTTTTCACGAGACTGACGATCATCATAATCAACATCCTCCTTTATACCTTCTTTTCGTAATACTTTATCTTTATATTTACCACTCTTTCCAATAGCATGAGTAGCCAATTCAACATCTTTTGATATTGCGCTATCACTATCCAATGAAAATAAATCGTAGAAATCAGGAAATCCTTTCTTGTAACGATTACCATACACATAATGTGTCACACTATACCATTTTTTCCCTTCTAAAACAAATTCAGAATTCCATTTATCATCTAATTTTCTTCGCCAATCTTTGTTATTTTTATCACTATGTAACAAATGATAATTAAATATATCATTTTCCAATATTTTTTCTCCCACTCCTTTCCCGGGTCTCGGTTTTCCATTTGAACGACTATGAATCATAAATATTGTTTTTTTATTACATACTACATCTTCATCATCGTCATCATCTATATCTACCACATCTATATCTTTTTTCAAATTTTTAAAGTTCTCTATTTCATAATAAGGACCCGCATTCTTTTCCAAACATTTATCCATTATTTCCTTAATAAGACCATATGGTAATTCTTCAAATGTTAATAGCGACTTATTTTTATAAGTTATTAAATTATAATGATTAACCAGGTAAGATAATAATATATAATATTCTGGCTTATTTACACTATTTTCTTCGTTCATTTGTCCACATAATAATACATTATTGTTATCCCCTTGATTAAAACTTTCTTCTGATAGTATTACCGTTTTTATATTTAAATTCTTCTCTATTACATTTATCGCCCAAGTATCCGCCCAAAAATTCTTTGTTTTTAATACTTCTTTAAACTTTTCCAAACTATCTATCCCTTCCATGAATCTAAATTCATCATATAACTCCATCGTACTATTTTTACTGTTTTTATCATCATTATATTTATTCTGTATTTCCTGTGCCTGTGTTAAAATCTCTTGTGATTCTGTTCTATCCATATTGTCATCATAACGCTGTTTTAATATTTTATTCGTTTTACGTTTTTCATTCATCATAATATCATATTTCTGCATTTCATCCTTTATAGCATTATAAATTGAATAATACTGATTATATATCTCTTCATTTGCCGCTTTGGAAACCATATTACGTAACATTTCTACATTTATATGTTTACCCGTACCATCATATGATTTTACTATTGAAGAGAAAAAGCAATCTCCATCGGGTGGCACCTCTTCTATACTATAGTTATTATTTTTCATCATTTTCTCAATCCACGTATTGTTTCTGCTATTTACATAATTATCTATTATGTCATCATTATCCTTTTGACTCTCTTTTTCCAGAACTTTATCAAATAGTAATAATTCTTTTTTATCTTTTTGAACGCTTATTTGTTCGTCTTGTTCTACATTTTCCTGTTCTACTTTATCTTCTTTGATTTCATCTTGTTCCGGTTCATCTTGTAATGCTTTTTCAAAAAATAATATATTTCCATTTTCTAAAATAACATCTTCATCTTCGTCTAAAGAATTTAACAGTTCATTTGCTTCTATCTCAAATACTCCCACCTTTTCACTAATTTTATCATTTTTTATTAAATATACAGACATATAAATTATATTATACTTTTCTACATACTCGCTGCGTTGTTTACCCAATATGATTTCCAATTTTTTATCATTGTAATCATATTCATATATTGACATTTCTAATCCCTTGTCTTCTATATCAATTTCTTTGGTCTCATTATAAGACAATTTATTTGTTATTTTTGATAATACCATATACTATATAATATGTTATTATTATTCATTTACATTTTTTCACAATATTTATAATATTGTATCACTTCTTTATCAGTTAAATTATCTATTAATATTTTTTCTATCGTTTGCATTTCCACTACCAACTTTTTATTTTTCATCTCTATATAACTATATAAAATATAAATAGGAAAAATGTTTGTCGATATCATGATTGGTATTGTAATAACATTATTCATTCCAAATTGTCTATTAAACTTATCAATGTAAAACATAACACAAAAAAAAATGACGATATTTATATTTTTTATGAAATTATTATTATTTGCATCCCTTACTGATTTGTTATACAAATTAGATATATCCATTTATGTATTCATTTCATTATTATTTTATATTATTTCCATTTATATATATCAGATAAACGTTGTTCGTCTGTTACTTTTATTCTTTTCATTAATACCGGACACCAAAATTTAGAACGTCTTTTTTTATTACGTATTTTCAAATATAATGAAAAATATTCCATATTTTCTATATTTGTTATATTTCGAAGATAAACTGAATCAATCATTGGGTATTCACTTTCAGAATGCGAATAAAGCATTACTTTATCAGGATTAATTTTTGAATTATTACACATTAATTCATTTGCTACTCTATACCTAATAATTCCAATATCGTCTATCGGATCTACCGCTATCTTCTTATCTGGTAAGAAATTTGATTGTATTGTAATGTAATATAAACTACTTTTTTGCTTTTCCATTTATGATATCTAATATATCCATATATTTAAATTTTGTACGCATTGAATAACTTTTTAGTTCTCGTGGATTCAATTTTATCATCTCTTCCATATCTTGTTTTATGAATGACAAATATTTATTTTTCGTCTCTTCATTGATATTTTTCATTATTACAAATATATTTTCACTTAATTCTTCCACTAATGATGTACTATTTTCTATATTTATAAAATATTTAATTTTATTTAATAATTTCATATAATACTCATTAAATTTATCATTATTTAAAAACTGAATATTTATTAAATGAATCAAAAACGTAATCACTGAACGTCGTTTCATATTTTTCGCGTTTTCTTTACAAAATCCATCATAATCTTCTTCACTATTTACATGTTTAATATCTTCCAATGAATGATTAAAATAATCCATTAATTCATTTACAGATGTTTCACAGAAGTTATTGTAACGTTCTTTCAATAATTTATACAAATTAGCATACACATTTAAATATGCTGTGTTTGACATTATTATATTATTCATATTTCCTCGTAATTTCATTATTTCATTTTCATCAGTGTAATCATTAAATACAATATCCAATAATTTTATCATTTCTTGAGATAACCTTTCATATTTAGAATCAGTTAATTTATTCATTATATCAGTTATTTCACGAATCTCACGATCTATCCCTTTAGTAGCAACTCGTTTTGTTGTAATCATCGGTTTAAATTGTTCCGTTTTATAATGCTTCTTGATTCGATCTTGTTTTTTCTTGTCACGCATTACCGTAAAAGCATAATTTTGATTTAAATTGTTTATAATTTTATCTGTAACCTCATTCAATGTATATTCTGATATATCTATCTCATTTATTTGTTCGTACGTATAAGTTATCATATTTGCACTATATGATATATAATATATTATATTTATATTCAATCAATTTTATCTCTTCTTATGCGTTGTATAATATAATATTTCACCTACTATTATATTATTATGGAGTATATTAAAAACATATTCTTTCAAGAACCATTAGATATCAATGATATTCCTATTTCACATAACCTAATTAAAGATATAAGTATACAATTTAATTTACCTATCCATTTTATCAATAATGATTCTAAATTTGAAATTAAAGATACCACAAAAAATGACATCAATTTACAAGACGTTTATAAAAAACTATTTTGTTCGGAAAATGATATCGATGATTTGTTAATTGAAAAATGGGGAACCTATACCACTCACGATAAACAATTTCTGAAAGATACACAACATATTGTAAAAAATATGAATTGTTTTAAGGAAAAATTTAGTATTAATGACGATTCCTCTTGCAATATCAATACTATTAACAAATTTTGGATAGATATTGACAATCCACATTTCTGTAATAAATACTCGTTTATGGAATGGGATATATTTGAATCATTTAATCATTCCACAGCATTTTTAACATTTATTACACTTTCGAATATATTTAGTCCGATGTTCTTTTTTATATTACCTTTTATTTTTCTAGCATTTCCATTTGTATTATTAAAAATACAACGTGCTCCAATTACTTTAGATAAATATTTATCATTATTAAAAGTTGTTGCCAAAAATCATTTTATCGGTAAAGCATTATTAAAATTTGAGAACTTATCATTATCATCTGTCGTACAAATTATATTTTATATATTCATGTTTATTATGCAGATTTATAACAACATACAATACTGTAAAAAATATTATAATGATCTTATCAATGTTAACGAGAACATTATAATGTTACAAAACCACATTCATTGTACTACAAACATGATGAATGATTATAAATCCATTACTGTCGATTGTCAATCATATAATGGTTTTATTTCACAACTAAACAAACAACAACTTGTGTTAGAACAGTTATATAATGAAATAGAGAACATACAATATATTAAACCCTCATTTACTACAGTTTTTCAATATGGTAAAGTTCTCAAATATTACTATTCCATTTACAAAAATAAAGCTTACAAAAACGCATTATGTTATTCATTTGGATTTAATACATATATCCAACAATTATACAAAATTCATGAAAATGTATCTAATGGTATCGTGAAGTTCTCCACTTTCACGAACAAAAAAACAAAAATATACAAACAAACCTATCCTCTCATCGTATCTGACACTAAACCTGTTGATAATGATTGTAATTTATCCAAAAATGTTATTATTACTGGTGTAAATGCTTCCGGAAAAACGACGGTTTTAAAAACAACTACTATTAATATTATTATATCACAACAAATTGGTTGCGGATTTTATGGAAAATGTGTTCTTAATCCTTATACACACGTGCATACATACTTAAATATCCCTGATACATCACAACGCGATAGTCTATTTCAAGCAGAATCCAGAAGATGTAAAGAAATAATTGATATTATAAATGATACTGATGAAAATACAAGACACTTTTGTATTTTTGATGAACTATATTCGGGAACCAATCCTCATGAAGCTTCGTCATCCGCTATCGCATTCCTTACATATCTTAATAAATTTAATAATATTGACTATTTATTAACCACTCATTATATAAAAATATGTAATAAATTCAAAAAAAATTCACGTGTATCTAATTATAAAATGTTTGCTGAATTAGATAACAGTGGTAACTGTATTTATCATTATAAAATGATGAAAGGTATATCCACTATCAAAGGTGCTCTTAATATTTTAAAACAATTGGAATATCCTGACGATATTATTAATAATATCGATAAGTAGGTTCCCGATTATCATAATTACATAATGTATTTATGATATGTATGTCATATGTTGTAAACTATTTTTACTGCTTTCTAAATGTTATTATTTGTTCTTCATTTTTATGCTCGTTATTATTTACATATACACTCTTATTATACATTGGTTGCGTTAACAACATTTTAAAATATTTCATTGTTATTTTGTTTAAATCAACAACCAGATTTTCATTTCCTTCATAATTTGATACAATATAACATATTCTACCTCCTTTTTTTAAAACTTGATAACATAATTTAATTGTTTGATGCCAATATTTTTCTAACCATGCTTCGTAAGATTTATATTTACGAATACTTTGTTTAGGACCATCATACTTCTCCAATTCATAATAGGGTGGACTGAAAAAAACAACGTCAAAATAATTCTTATATTTCTTTTGAAACTCTGGTAATTTATGTAAATCTTCTGATGGAGAACAATATATTTTTGTGTTTTTATTAGAATAATTCTTGTTGGCGAATTGTTGTGTTTTTTTACAAACACTAGGAATTACGTCTGTACCTACATATTCTGTTGTATATTTTGACTCTAAAAATCCATAACAATATGAACCCCAACCCAATGTCGGTGTAAACACTTTTGAACCTTTTAATAATGTTTCATTTAATGAATATACTAAATATGGATTTAACAAAGACGCACGAAAGTAATATGATGAATATACACTACCAATACGACCTTGTTGTATATAATGTAACGCACTTGGTGTAACTATTTTATAATCAATCGTTTTATTTTTATATATATCTGTAATTATTTCGCCATACGTTCTAATGTTGTCTAAACCCGGTTGCGTTTTATACATTAATTGTTCGAAATGTAAATTACGAATAACATTTTTATATTGTACGTTACTATTATTATTGTATGATTTATTTTTCATTGGTTCATGATGTATTTTCAATTGGTATGGTTTCAAAGAAGTATTATAAAATGATTTCAAATAATTATCATTTATACTTTCATGAAGAACCGACAATTGTGATTTTTTTAAACCCTTTCTTCTCGCATAAGTACTTAATGGAATCATTTGTCCTCTCATTTGTACTTTATATGTTTTCAAAAAATCCACATATGTTTCATCTTCTTTATGGTATTTATTCACAAAACTATTTTCCGATATCATTAAGATATAATTAGATTTTATGCAAAATATATATTTACATTATATACCTTTAAATTTTTATTTTAATGAATGAATGTGTGATTTGTTATAATAATAATAAAGAAGAAATTATCAATTATAAACACTGTGGAAAACAATTATTCATACATCCAAATTGTCTATTGCATTGGTTTTTTATTAATAAAAATAAATGTATTATATGTCGCGAACGCATGAATGTCAATTACTTCATCAATTATAAAAATACATTAATTAATCATATATGGGTTCTTGATGATACTAATAAAATGTTTATGGATTGTTTTGTAAAAAACAATGTTAAAAATGTATTTCTTGAATATTCTTATGATAAAGACAATGAATTGACTCATATGTTTCATATTGAAATTAATTTAAACAATGACGTTATTTGTCATCTTCGCAATATGTACTTTATTATTACTATTAATAATGCTTTCAAAATGTGTTGTTTAATATATACGTGTTATATTATAAGTTCAATATTCTTATAGATAATTACATAAATACAATTATCTAATTAAAATATTATGTCAAATGATCATCATATTGCTATTATTCTTGCTGGTGGTAATGGTACTAGAATGAATATGGATTTACCCAAAGTATGTTGTCTTATTAATGGTAAACCTATGATTATTCACATTTTAGAAACAGTAATGAAAACCCAACCCACCAAAATATTTGTCATTCTCGGAAAATCCAAAGATATTGTTACAGATACAATTACACAATGGTGTATAAATCAAACTACCAATATTAAAACCAATATTATTGAATATATTATACAATCAGAACAATTAGGAACCGGCCATGCATTATTATGTTGTATACCATCATTACATTTTTACAATAATTATCGTGCTATTATATTATGCGGAGATGTTCCATTGATATCAGATAAAACATTAAATAAAATGTTAACAAAAACCATGAATTCACAAATGCTTGTTACACATAAACATAATCCTTCTGGTATGGGTAGAGTTAAAACATCATCTCTTGGGAATTTCTTAAATATCATTGAAGAAAAAGATTGTACGGATCGAGACAAAAATATACAATTGGTAAATGGTGGCATTTATGTTTTAAAATGCATTCAAATTATTAAATATTGTCCGCTTATTAAAAACGATAATTCACAAAAAGAATACTATTTACCCGAAATATTTAAAATAATTCAAAATCATCATGAAGTTATAGAATTATACGTTTTACCTGTCAACTTACAATTTCAAATTGAAGGCGTAAATACTCAAAAACAATTAAAAAATGTTGAAATTATACACAATACTATTCATTCTAGTTTTACTAACGTTTGGGGTTTATGAAAATATACTCATTGTCTCCATAATACATGAATGCGTTATCATCTAATTTCGTTATTCCCAATTGTGTTAACTTTCGCTTCATAAATCTCAAAATAGCAATATAGGTCAATATATACACCAGAGTATGCAATAACATTATAATATATATATAAATATATTATAATTCATATTATTCAATTTTTAACGACGTGTTGTAGCTCTACGACGTGGTCCATTGCGCTTTGTCTTCGTTTCAGAAACATTCCATTCACTTTCTGAACCCTCATTTTCAGGACGTCTTGATTCACGCTCTTTCATTGCCAAATGACGAACTTCGCACATTATCTTTCCACCATATACACCATTAATATTAATGGCATGGTATTCGTGATCGCTATTTACTGGTTTTACCATATCAAACATAACATATTCGCCTTGAACCAAATATTTATATTGGGAATGAGTAATACAGAGATTTGAATAATGTGCGAATATATCCTTTCCTGAAAATTCAGATTCACCCATTACAGTAATAAATCCATATCCTGTCTTACTATTGAACCACTTTACTTGTCCGATAACTCCTGTTGTTACTGGGGTCGCAACAATCTCTGCCATACTATATATTATTATTTGTTGTTTGCTTTTATATTCTTTTTTTATTTATCTTATTATAGCGCTAGCAAATCATAGTCTATTATGCTATTATATTTCAAAGAATAACAATAATTTAATATTGATAGTATTTTTTTGGCGGTTTCATTATCTGTTTCAAAATGCGCCAACCTCATTTTTAAATTTAATAATTCCTTATTTTTATCTCCATTTACGTCATTCACAAAATCTTCAGTATTCCACGGTAATTCATGTATAAACTCCAAAAATACAAAACATAATGAAATAATATCATCTCTCGGGTAATATGTATTTCCAAGATGTATGAAATGACTAACATATTTCGGTGAACCTGTTATTTGTCTATGCTGCTTATTTTCAACATAACCATTGTCATCCATATAAAATGTTGATAACCCGAAATCAATAAAATATATTTTATTATTATGAATCATTATATTATGTGGTTTTATGTCTCCATGTACTACCATATTTTCGTGAAAATCACGCAATAAATCTATACATTGATAAAATATTGTACTTATTACATTGTCCTTATAATGGCTGTAAATAAAATCTCGAATATTATATTCACAATATTTCATTACACATACATAATAATTTTCTACTAATCCATAATAATATATTTCGGGAACCGCACAACATTTATGACAATATAAATAATGCATCAACGTACATTCTTGTTTCAAAACATTCACATCCAATTTATTTATTTTTATCGCAATTGGTTCTTGATTTTTCATTTTCACCCCCTTGTAAACATTTCCAAAACCTCCTTCGCCTATTTTTTCTATCACCTCGTATTTATTTTTTATTATCATTTTACTATATCTATATAAATGTTTTATATAGGTATAATATAACCTTTATGGAATTACAATTTAATGGAAATTATTCAGATAATGATGATTCTAGTACAATAGCAAGCGAAATACTAAATATTGTTGAAAATTACGAGTCATCATTAATCGACGGACAAACAAGTAAAACTATAATGAATGATATTATTCAATGTCTTCAAGAACATGAAATAAGTAATATAGAAAAAATCAGTAATCAACTTAAAAATTATATTTTTGTTGACGAAATTCATAATATACACAAAGGACGACATATTCGATGGATAAGATTATCAAATGAAAAGAAAACGTTAACTCTCGGAGGATTAATAATGGACGTCAAATTTACTAATAATGGTGTTAATATCCTATGTAAAGATATGCGTAACCGTTTTATACAATTCAAATTTGACGAATGTCTAACTTTCCAGCGTTTATCATACCAAGAATTAGTTATATTAATGGCAAATGAGTCCATCAATTATGATTCTTCCTAGTGTATATATATTTTTGTATTTTTTTGGCCGTTTTATTTCTACAACGATGCAGTATAAATTCTTTGATATGATACATTATTTTACGAGATATTTCTATTTCTTCATCTACATTATATCTTTCATTAGTTATTATGTATTTTTCAGCACGATTGAATTCAAACCAATCAATTAAAAATGAACTATATGAATCTTTTAATGTACTTTCGTTTATAATATAATGTCCTATATCAGAATGAATAAATTTATAAATTATATTTGAAATATTTAAACCATGATAGTACGGGCGCGGTTGAATATAATATACATTATCATTTATCATCTCTTGATAATATGAATTATCAATAAAACATATTTGACTATTTTTTGGTATCATCGTACAATTTATAAAATCATCAACTTTTTTATCATTACTTGTACGATTTATTTCAATGATCTTGTTTCTTATTTTAAAAGCACATATTGTCTTCTCAAATATATTTGTATGATTTACTTTTTTCTCCAAATATTTTATTATCATTTCAACCCATGGACTTCCGCACTTATTATTTGTATACAAATACAATTTTATTATTTTATTTTCCTTCTTCTTACATAAGTACTTTAAAATATTTATAATATTGTACCGAAGAAATTCAGGAAACATTTCCATTAAATTAAAAAATAAACTTTCTTGTTCTTTCTTTATACTTGCGTTTCCAAAACGCATAATTGCTTTCCATAATATATGTAAATGAGAAAATGAACCGATCGTTTCATCTAGATCAAACGCTACTATTTTTTTATCCTTTTTCGGCTTTTTTGTATATATTTGACCTTTATATATTTGAATATGTCCTTCCTCCATAATTACTTACCTAATCTAATATATTATCATATTAAATTAGACACAAATTTTTTATTTTCCAGTTGATCCAAAGCCTCCTGAACCTCTTTGTGTTGTGGATAATTCATTTGTAGATATTTTTTCCACAAAAATAGGACATAATGATGGATGACATATCTGTAACAATCTAGACCCCTTTTCAACTTTATATTCACTCACAGTATTATCACCATTTAACCATTTAAACGCACCTTTTAGATTTCCACGATAACCCGAATCAATTATGCCAACATGATTTGCTAACATCAATGGAGTTTTTGATATACTTGAACGTGGATAACTATAATAACCACAATGTTTATACATTTGTGATACTGGCTCATAATATAACATCTCCATCTTTATTTTCATGTCTATCATATTTGTTTTGAAATTATCATTAAAATATACATCATCTGGAACAAACAAATCAAACCCCGAATCCGGATATGCCTCTTTCATTTTTTTATTATGTTTTTCTATCGTTTTTTCATACAATTCGTCTAAATATACACTATCATCTATTGCTATTTTCAACAAAGCATGTGGTTCACTTGTGAATACACTCATATTATAAAATACTATATTATAACACTTTTATACCATTTTTACAATTGTTTCATCTTATACTCTTTCCAAGACATTTTTTGACCTTCATATAGTGGTGTTTTATCTTGTTCGTGTTGTTTATCTAACTTTTCACTACGTTTTAATGCACTATCTACATATAATTCCTTTAATAATTTTCCTACATATACCGATCCTTCATGTTGATCTATCTCACCATCTTCTATTTTTTTCAAAACAGTTAAAACCTTTGTCATTATTACCAAATCTATCTCATTCGCTACTGTTTTATGAAATATATCTGGGTAATTCATATACAAAAAATTACAATTATTAATACACAATGTTGAAAAATCGTCTTGTGTCATTGACGGATTTTCTGAACGCATCTTATCTATTCTGCGTATATCATCACGTATTTTAAGACTATGTTTAATCTCACGAATATTTTGTGTATTATCACCACATTCCGATTCTTGAATTAATTTTTTCAAATGAAGTTTCTCGTCTTTATTCATTATATTTTATTATAATACAATTACTTTATGTATATTTTATATAAATACTATATATGTATTATACAGTTATTTTTGGATTATTATTAATTATTTTTTCATTCTATGCTTATTATGATTTTTTAGCAACATTCAGTTTCAGTAAAAATGTCCGTCTATTACATGAATTTTGGAATGATATTATTAATAGACAATGGCTGTTAAATAAAATAAACAATAATACTATTCATTTTGAATATTATAGAGATCAATATCATTATGACAGTCTTGCTGAAAACAAAATTTCAAAACATAAATATTATCAATTATTGAAAAAATAAAGTATAATTTAATAATATATAATGAAAATAGAAATCGAGTACTGGATACTTATTGCAATATTCACGTTGACAATTGTGTTAAATTTAATATTAACAACTAATAATTTTAGTCCTTATCATCCCAATAATTATTTTTCACAAGAATTTGTTTATGAAGGTTTTGAAACAAATAAAGATGAAAATGAAAAAACATCCGAAACAAAAGAAAATAAAGGAAAAATACCCGAAAAAGATGACAAAAAAAAGATGAATGGTTTTGAAGGATTTTACGCATGTCCAAAATAAATACACATTTGAATATTTCTCAATAAAAAATCATATACATATTTATATTTTTATGATTTAGTGCTATTTATGCGTTTGTAAATCTAAATGTATAATCCAATCAAACTAGGATTTATTTTATCATTATGTTTAATCATTATATCTACATGTTCCTTTTCTACTGTAAATGGGAATTTCACTTCCATTTTTATTTGTTCCTCAAATAATTTACTTTCATTTTTAACCAATCTAAACAAATTCAACTTTGTATATACAATTTCTAAACACCGCTTCAAATTACGGACACCATCCTCTTTATATGTTAATGCTTCATTTGATACTATATATTTGATTGTTTCATCCGGAATAATTACATCCTCTTCTTTGAAATTTACTTGCTCGCGAATTTTAGGCAATAAATAATTACGCGCTATTACCAATTTTTCCTTCATTTCATAACCCTTTGTCTGAATTCTATACATTCTATCGCGTAATATTGGATTCACTTTGGATTCATCATTATAACTGAATATAAACAAACATTTACTTAAATCAAACGAAATATCCGAAAAATATTTATCATGATACTCGTTATTTTGTGTAGTATCTGTCAAATGTGTTAAAATACCAATTATTTCTTCACCTTTCGGTGTATCACTTATCTTATCCAATTCATCAAAGTAAATCACAGGATTCATTGACTTACTCTCCATTAAAATTTGGACGATTTTTCCCCAATTACTTCCCTCATATGTGTATGAATGTCCTTCTAAAAAGCTAGCATCACTATTACCTCCCAAAGCAATAAACGCAAAATCACGATTCATTATTTTACTAATTCCTTCCTTTACCAACGTTGTCTTTCCTGTACCCATTGGACCTTTTATCGCTATTGCTGTACCTACTGATTGGGGATTCGCTATCCATTGACCCATCATTTGCATGATCTGCATTTTAGCGTCGTCTAATCCATATACACATTCATCCAGTGTCTTTTTAGCATTCATCATATATTCATTACATTTTTCTAATCCACATGATAATGACATATCCATTGTCTTATAATTTGAAAATGGTATACGCATAAAAGCATCTACCCAATGTTTCAACTTGTAATACTCTGGATCACCCGGTTCCATTGTCTTTAATACATTCAGCTTTTGAAATGCTATCGCTTTGAATTTTGGAGGAATATTCGCATCTAATAAAGCTAAACGATAAGGTTTATCTATATTAATATACTGATTTATATTCTTTAATTCCTTCATCACTTTCCTTTGTTCTGTATGAGACATTTTCGTTTTGAAATAATCCACTTCATTTGTATGTTTTTCTGTATTATGAATTAATTTATGATATTCTTTCGCATTCTTTATACGATTCTTTTTCACCAATTTTTTTATCTGATTATCACAATCTGATACCATATTAATTAATACTTTACTATTTGGTTTTTTCATCAACTTTTCATTTAATTCTTTTTTTAATTCACGTAATTCCAAATACTCCTTTTCAACACTGTCATCTATTTCATCTTGTTTATTTTCTTCTGATTTTTTTTTGGGTTTCATTTTTCTACGCTTATTTTGTTTCTTTACAAATTGGGGTGGTAATTCTATCTTTTGATACTTCTCTTTCATAAATGTTCGTTCATCGTCACTATTACAATCATACTTATCGTCGTTTGAATCATACTCTTCTTCTTCATTTTTTCCACCGCCCCCTACTAATAATACTATTTCATTCTCTTCATCATCATCGTCATAATATTCGTCGCTTTCATTTTCCTCGTCCATGTCTGATTCTGAATTTTCACTGTCATATGCTTCGCTATCTGATTCTTCTTCGTCCTCACTTACATGTCGTCGTTTTTTATTTTTTTTTATTTTTTCATTAATATATTTAGATGGAATTAATTTTGCAATTATCTCTTGAATCTGTTCGTGAGAAATAATACTTTTCTTTTTTTTATTGTTTTTTTTTGATTTTTTTTCATTTTCACTTTCTGATTCTTCTTCCTCACTTTCTGAACGCTCTTCTGATTCATCATCGCTTTCATATGATGATGATTCATCTATTATAGATTCGTCGTCAACATATGATGAATCTTCTTCTGAATCGCTATCAGAATGAATACGCTTCTTTTTCATCTCCTTCTTCTTTGTTTTTTCTTTGATCTTCTTTGTTGAAGAACGTGTGTTAATCTTGTCACTAGCAACCATAATTCTCAAAAATTATTATTTTATATACAATATTATTTATATCATTTCATCAATCAATTTTTGTTCGTATACTCTCATTTCCATATCCTTGTTATTGATTTTTTTCGGTATTTTTTATTTTCACACGTTACACAATCGCGTGTAGTCTTAATTATACATTTATGTAATTATACAGATTGTAAAAATTGAATCAATTATAAAATAATATAAACATAGTATATTATATAATGGTTAATATAATGGAATCGTCAAAAGTAATTGGTATCCAATTTAGTATGATGTCACCCGACGAAATTCGCAAGAATTCTGTTGTAGAAGTGACATCACGAAATACTTATATGAACAATAAACCTGATATTGGTGGATTGTTTGACCCTCGAATGGGTGTATTGGAACCTGGTTATATTTGTCCTACTGACGGATACAATTATATTGATTGTCCGGGTTATTTCGGACACATTGAACTCGCGAAACCTGTATTCTTTATTCAACATATAAAAGAAATTATAAAAATAAGTAAATGTATTTGTTTAAAATGTAGTAAATTATTAATTAGTAAGGAACGTCATAAACATATTTTAAATTATAGTGAAAGTGACCGTTGGCAATATGTTTATAATACAATAAATAAAGCCAATATTCGTCATTGTGGTGATGCGAATGAAGAAGGGTGTGGTTGTAAAATTCCAGATGTCAAAATGCCTACTAATTCATTTGCTACTATTATTGCTGATTGGAAAGAAAAAAATGATAATACGGATGGTTCAGATTTTACTATTAAACTCACACCTGAAATAATTGTTAAAATTTTTAGACGCATTAGTGACGACGATATCCATTTTATGGGTTTCAGTCCTATTTGGTCGCGACCAGAATGGTTTGTTTGTCAAGTATTACCCATCGCTCCACCTTCTATGCGTCCATCGGTTAAACATGACGCACAACAACGCAGTGAAGATGATTTGACACATATTTATAGCAATATTATAAAAGCCAATAATGATTTGCGTGATAAATTAGCTTCTGGTGATACGAATTCCAATGTCATAGAAGGTTTAATAACTAATCTTCAATATTTTGTAGCCATGATTGCTAATAATAAAGTTAAAGGTTCCGCTCCTATGCAACAGCGTTCTGGACGTCCTTTACAATGTATCATGGACCGTTTAAATAGTAAATTTGGACGTATTCGTGGTAATCTTATGGGAAAACGTGTTGATTTCAGTGCTCGTTCTGTTATTACTGGTGATCCAAATTTATCTATTAGACAACTTGGTGTTCCTATGAAAGTTGCTATGAATATTACAAAACCAGTCACTGTTAATGAAAGAAATATCAATTTCTTAACGAAACTTATACAAAATGGTCCAGATGTTTATCCAGGTGCAAAAATATTAGAAAAGAAAAATGGAGAAAATATTTCACTTCGTTATATGGACCGCAATTCCATACGATTGGAACATGGTGATGTCGTTCACAGACACATGATGGACGGTGATGGTGTGCTATTTAATAGGCAACCCAGTCTTCATCGTATGTCTATGATGTGTCATATCGTGAAAGTAATGAAAAAAGGGGATACATTCAGAATGAATGTTGCTGACACAGCACCCTATAACGCAGATTTTGATGGTGATGAAATGAATATGCATATGCCTCAAAATATTTTAGCAGAGACTGAATTAAAACAATTAGCTGCTATTCCATATCAAATTGTAAGTCCAGCGAAAAATGCGCCCATTATCGGTATTTTCCAAGATTCTATGCTTGGTTCTTATCGGTTTACACGTCCAAATATTTCATTTAATCCTAGACAGGCAATGAATTTATTAATGATGTTTAAACATGTAGATACAAAAAAATTATTTGAAAAAGGAAACAAAATTAATAACTTTGATATTTTATCACAAATTTTAAAACCTATTACATTAAAAAATAAAACCAAATTATTTGATAATGACGAAGACCCACAAACATCTAATAATATTCTAGAAATTGTAAATGGTGTATATAAACGAGGTCAATTAGAAAAATCAATGCTCGGTTCATCTACTAAAGGTATTATTCATCGCATATTTAATGACTACGGACATAAACAAGCCGCACAATTTATTGATGATTTACAAAATGTTATTACCGAATACATGACTAGTAGCTCATATAGTGTTGGTATTTCTGATTTGATTGCCGATAGAAAAACACAAGATAGTATTACACAAGCAATCACTTCACAAAAACAACAAGTTTATTCACTTATTGATAAACTTCATTTGGGTATTTTTGATAACACTAGTGCTAACTCTAATCTCGTCGAGTTTGAAACACAAGTCAATAATATTCTTAATAAAGCTACCGAACAAGCTGGTAAAATTGGACGCAAATCCCTTGATAAAAATAACCGCTTCTTAATGATTGTTGAATCTGGTGCAAAGGGTTCACTCATTAATATCTCACAAATGATTTCTTGTCTAGGACAAACCAATGTGGAAGGTAAACGTATTCCATATGGGTATGATGATCGTTCTCTCCCACATTTTAATAAATTTGATGATTCTCCTCTCGCACGTGGTTTCATTGAAAATTCCTATATTTCTGGTCTTACTGCACAAGAATTGTTCTTCCATGCTATGGGTGGTCGTATTGGTCTTATTGATACAGCAGTAAAAACTTCACAGACTGGATATATTCAAAGACGTTTAATCAAGGGTCTTGAAGATCTTAAAACGGAATATGACATGACTATTCGTGATAATAAGCACAAAATAGTACAATTCTATTATGGTGATGATGGTTTTGATTCTACCAAAGTTGAAAATCAGTTTATTCCATTAGTTGAAATGACTACAAATGATATTTACATGTTATATGATATTATTGGAATTCACGACGAACGCAAAGGTATGAGTCAAATTTATACAAAAGGAACTATTACCCGTATGAAAAAACAACGCGATGATACAAAAAAATTATGTAAAAAATATATTGATTACTTTATTGATATGCGAAAATCAATCGTTGAAAATGTATTTAAACGTAAAAATGAATCCGGTGTTAAATCTCCTATTAGCTTTTCAAATATTGTCAATAATATACAACAACAACTTAATTTGAACGGAAATAGTACCATTGATATTACACCTTTGGAAGCATTTGAATTAATTCAACATTATTACGATAAAATGACATCCTTGAATTATCTTCCTGAAAATAACCTCTTAAAAGTTTTATATTTCTATCATCTTTCTCCTAAAAATCTCCTCATTATGAAACGTTTTCATCGTAAAGGTCTTATCATGTTATTAGAAACCGTTACAATGAAATTTAAAGAATCATGGGTTCATCCGGGAGAAATGGTAGGTGTCATCGCAGGACAATCTATTGGTGAACCAACTACACAACTTACATTAAATACCTTCCATTTGGCTGGTGTTGCTTCTAAATCCAATGTCACTCGTGGTGTTCCACGTATTGAAGAAATATTGCGTCTTACAAAAAATCCAAAAGGTCCTTCTCTTACCGTATTTTTAAATGAATACGAACAAGAAGACCAAAAAAAAGCATCCAATTATAGTAATATGCTTAATCACACTAAATTGGGTGATATTGTTAAAAACGTACAAATTTGCTTTGATGCAAATGACAATACAAGTATTATTGAAGGCGATTCTAATCTTATTCAGCAATATTATGAATTTGAAAAATTAGTCAGTGATTGTAACGAGAATGAGGATTCTGACAACCAATTTGAAAAATCAAAATGGATTATTCGTATTGAAATGAGTTCCGAGAAAATGTTGGAACATAACATTAGCATGGATGACGTTCACTTTGTCATATCTAGTGTACATGGTGATGATATTCATTGTATTTATTCTGATTATAATATGAATGACTTGATTTTCCGTATTCGTGTTAATAGTTCTATATTAAGCAGCAACGCACATCGTGGTAAAGATCGTAAAAAAGAATCTGGACCCGCCATTTTGGATCAATCTGATGAAATATACCTTTTACATGAGTTTCAAGAAAATTTATTAAACAATATTGTTTTAAGAGGTATTCAAAATATTACTAATGTTTCCATTCGTAAAGTTCAAAACTACATGGTTGAAAATGAAAATGGTTATGAATCAAAAGATATTTGGGTTTTAGACAGTGCTGGTTCCAATTTATTAGATATTCTTGGTGTTGATTTTATAGATAGCAATCGTACCGTAAGTAATGATATTAAAGAAGTATTTAATGTTTTAGGTCTAGAAGCCGCTAGACAAGTTATCCACGATGAATTTGTTGATGTTATGGAATTTAGTGGTGTATATATTAATTATCATCATCTTGGTTTACTTTGTGATCGTATGACACTCACTAAAAATATGGTATCGATATTCCGTTCTGGTATACTCGGTGATGACATTGGACCTATTTCTAAATCTACATTTGAAGTTCATACAGAAGTATTATTAAACGCTAGTCGTCATGCTGAATTCGATCATATGCGTGGAGTTTCTGCTAATGTAATGCTAGGTCAAACTGGTCCATATGGAACTGGTATGTGTAATCTGGTTTTGGATATGAATGCTATTTCACAAATGGATGACGAAGACATAGTTGAAGATACTAGAAAACAAGATATTGAAAATGCTTTTAATATCAAACAGCAACGTACATGTGAAAATACTGTCATACAAAATACTATATCATCTATACAAGTGAATGAAGACGACTGTTGTGATGATAACGATGGTTATGATTTGGACTTCTAGATTTTTAGAAAAACTATATTATATTTTTTACTACAATATAGTTTACTATGTTTGAGTTATCATTTGTGTTTTTTTTACATAAGTTTCGCTTACTATATGATTCATTATTTTTATCATATATTGGTCGTCCTTGCTCGAATCGCCTCCTAATGTTTCTGATGCTACACGGAAATACCATTTGAAATTCTGGGATTCCATGTCTTCGAACTTATAACGATTACCGTCTTCCCAATTTTGTAGACAGTCCATTGTTTTATTATCTATTTCCTTTACTAATCTTTTTAAATGTTTTTTTTCTTCGTCCTTCTCCCAACTACCGTCTCCTTGTTTATAATACATTATTTTACGCTTAATATCAGTGCAGTGAAGGGGGCGCTTATGAACGTCTATTCTTCCTAATGATTTGTCTATAATATTCATCATTCCATTTACATAGCCATTGTTACCAAAATAGAATAAATCTTCCTGTGATATTTGTAAATGTTCTTTCAAAAATGTTTGGAAATCGATTGCATCCTTACATTGTGTATTTAAGAAGAAATTCAAATTAAACTTGTTATTCATGGTGTTATTATTGTTTGTTACTAGTGACATATTGGATATCTGTTCGGTTATCTTCTGTATTTCTTCTTGTTGTTGCTTCTTTATTATTTCATCACGTTGTTTCTGTGCTTCAATGAAGTCACATTGTTGTTGTTTTAATAAATCTTTCATATCTTGCAGTTGTCGGTTGTCATTTACAGAACATCTTCCCTTGCTCTTATGATTCCATAATGATGAAGAATGACGAAAAAACTTCCCACATTCACACTGATGTTGCTTTGCCGAGTTTTCGTTCGTCAAAGTTCGTCGGGCATGTTTTACCGTAAGGAGGTGTTTTTCTAAATCACTTTTGTAACAGCAGTTATAATCACATGCTTCACACCTGTATTTTTTTGCCGAGTTTTCCCGAGTTTTTTTCGTCATTATTTTCCTAAATATTCTTCCTAGATTGTTGCCGACCCAAAATTTTGTCCGAGCGCCGCCGGCGGTTCTCCTAAAATTGTTCTTTCCATCTTGGTAAGACCCATTTTTTTGACATACTTTTTAAAAACTTTTTGTACATTTGTACTTTTGGACATTTTTAAAAATGTCCACAACTGAAAAACTCTATCAACTTTTTTTTTCTTTGGTTGTTACTGCCTTACCATAAAATTTTCATTATTTCATAGAAATTGCTACTTTATGCTTTCATGCAGTGGACTTCCGACCACACTGACAATGCATATTTGTAATAT